TCCCTACACGACGCTCTTCCGATCTCTCACGCTACCCACAAGCCTTTTTTCCCTTCAGAAGGACCCATAAAATATTTTTCTGCTCGTATAATCAATTTTAAGAGGTGTTTTTTATACTCGGTATAGTTTTATACCTTTTAAGTATTTAACTCATGCTCTCGGTCATTCTGTGAGTTCTCACATAGCTTTGCACTCTTCCCTGTGAGTGTTTCCCATCGTGTTATAATTACATCGCAATAATAAGGGTCTAATTCCATAAGATAAGCAACTCTTTTATTTTGCTCACAAGCAATAAGAGTTGTTCCACTTCCTCCGAACAAATCAAGAACTAAATCCCCACTCTTGGTATTGTTCCTAATCTGATAATCAAATAAGCCTACAGGTTTCATCGTTGGATGTTCGCCGTTTCTTGTTGGCTTATCAAAATCAATTACAGTAGATTGTTTTCTGTCGCTCGCCCACAAGTGGCTCGCTCCATCTTTCCAACCATACAAACAAGGCTCGTGTTTCCAATGATAGTCTTGTCTGCCTAAAACTATTGTGTTCTTATTCCAAATTAAACATTGACGGACTTTCCATCCTACATCATTGCAAGCTCCTCTGAAATTATAACCTTCAGAATCTGCATGCCATATATAGAAAACTCCACCTTCTTTAAGAACTATGTTTGCGTTAGTGAATGCATCATATAGAAATTGCCTAAACTTTGCATCTTCCATATTGTCATTCTGAATTTTTAATCCTGTGCCACCTTCATAGTCCACATTGTATGGTGGGTCCGTAATAAGCATTGAGGCTTTTGCCCCATTCATCAGCTTTTCAACATCTGAAATAATAGTGCTGTCGCCACACATCAGCCTATGTTCGCCAAGTTGCCATATGTCGCCTGGCTTGCATTTTGTTTCAATTTCTTCAGGAACTTCGTCAGGGTCGCCCATTAGTTCAACTTCTTCAAATATATCTTTGAACTCTTCAAATTCATCCTGTGAATATCCTGTCAAAGATAAATCATCAAAATCAAACTCATTGAATATCTCTCTTAATTTTTCATCGTCAATTTCAGCCAACTCTGCGATTTTGTTATCAGCAAGAAGTGCTGCCATTTCTTCTTCTTCATCCTTGAAGTTTTGATATTCAACAGGAGCCTTTTTAAATCCTGCTAATTTAGCAGCCTCTAATCTTCCATGACCTTTAACAATAAGCCCTGAAAGATTTGAAACAGTTATTGGAGCTCGCCAACCTGTTTTTTTAATGACTTCAGCCAAGAGCTCTATTTGTTCTTTTGAATGGGAATTTGGGTTTTTAGGATTTCCTTTTAATTTTTCAATTTCAATAATTTCATCATAAACGCAAAAAACAGCCACATCATCTATAAGATGTCGTGCCTGGATATTGTTCGTCAATAAAATCAACTACTTTCTATATAAATTTTTGAATAATTTTTCTAGGACATTAACAACAATTGAATTGCCTGCTTGTTTGTAAAGTTGCGTATTTGAAACTCCACTCTTTTGAGCTTTGTTAAAATCTTCATCATCAAAGCCCATTAATCGCCAACATTCAAGAGGTGTTAGTTTTCTGATTCTTATGCCGTCTATTGTTTTTAATCCACTTCTTTGAGCTCTTAAAGTTGGAGCATAGTTTTCATAAGTTCTTATTCCATCAAAGCCTTGTGTATCATCAATGATGATTTTAGGGCTGTCAGTTCTTGCTAAGATAACAGGACTTAATCCTTCATCAGAATATACTCTACGTTGCCTCTCATTGTCGTTTATAACTTCTTTTGGAATGCTACCAATTTGAATAATTTTTGGCATTCTATTTCCACCTTGGCAAGTATCAAGTGCAGGTGATATTCCATCAGGTTTATAAACTCGCCCTGCCTGTGGATTTCCACTATTGGGATATAAATTTCCCTCAACTTGCTGAATTTTAGCCTCAATTACATAATTATCTTTTTGAACTGTTGTAATTGTGTTTGTTGTGCCTGAAGTATTTAATTCTAGCTTTTGTTGCGTAGATTCGTTTTCAGTATATCTTCCTCTACTTACTGCAATGCAAGGAATTTCTATATTTTCTAATGTTTTTATAAAGTTTTTGACCTTTTCATCATCAAGATAATATTTCTCATCAACCTCATCTTCTAAAATATCTTTCAGCCTTAATTTTAATTCTTCAGGCTTTGGAAACTCATAAGTTTCATTCAAATCTTTTCTGATACTTATAGCGAAAACTCTTTCTCTGTTTTGTGGAATACCATAATCTTTAGCATTAAGCACTTGCCAATAGGTGTTATAGCCTAATTCATCCAAATAAAAAAGCCAGTTATCAAACTGACTTTTAAATTTCTTTCCTACTAAATTTTTAACATTTTCTAAGAGTAAATATTTTGGAAGATTTCCCTCATCTTTTGCCACTTCCAAAAGCCTCTGCACTTCATACAAAAGCCCTGACCTTGTGCCTTGACTTATGCCCTTTAATTGCCCTGCCACCGAAATATCCTAACAAGGGAAAGAATAAGTCCAAAGGTCGGCATATTCTAACCTTGGAACTTTGCAAATGTCGCCATAATTAAATGTTTTGCCGAATATCGCCTCATAGCTTTGTATTGCATATTTATCAATTTCTGAAATTCCAACAACTTCATGAGGGATTTCTAATCTTTCAAGCGCTTTTCTTTGTGCGCCAATGCCTGAAAATAACTCATTTACAGTTAATTTTCCTTCCATAATTCAACCTCTATATAACTACAACTACTTTAAAAATTATTTTAACTTTTTATCCATGTGCCTTTTCATGTGATAGTTAAATCTTTTATCCAAAAGCTCTGTTAAAGATTCGCCTATCATATTCATAACTTCAGGATTTCCACCTTCGCCTGTTTCAGGATTTGGGCCAACCATTTGAGGCAATGACATAGTTTTAATTGGACTTATGTCGTATCTGTTTCCTGTATATCTCTCCCAAGCTAGGATTTTAGAACTTCCTTTGGTTGCAGGTGCTAGGAATACTCCACCTTCAGGATTACTTGGAGTAAATACTGTTGGTTTGCCTTTTTTAATTTTTGCCTTAACTTTATATTTTTTCTTGTCAGGCTTTGCTTTTGGTGTCATTCCAAAGTGCAAAGGAGTTAAAGCCCTGCCCTCGTATGTAAGCGAAAAGGTCATTAAATCATCGCCTTTTGCTTTAATAACACCTGCCGAAGTTTTAGAAAAACCTTTTTTACAGGTTATTTCGCTTTTTTTGATGTTATAAACACTTCTTACGGCATCGGCAACTTTACCTGGTGCTCTTGAGCCCATATCTTTTAATGTTTTTTCAAACACTTCAGAACTATCGTCAACACAATTAATTAACTTGTTAAATTTTTCTTGCACATCTTTCATATCAATGTATGGAGTTATTTTTGCCATTTACACCTCCAAAATAAAAAGGCACATAATGTGCCTTGTTGAATAAGGAATCTAATTAATATGAAAATCACATTGTAAATATAAACGACTTTCTATATGAATTTCAATGATGTTTGATGATGATTACTGATTTTTATTGATGATTAGTGATTATTGTTGATTTTTTATGATTTTTATTGATTTTTTATGATGCATAAAAAAAGCCTTGCAACCGAATGGCTACAAGGCAAGTTAGTATTTGAAAATTATGCTACCTTTTTTAATTCCATTATTCTTTTGTAATGAATATCTAATTCATCATTTGCTACAATATTTTTCATTTTTTGCTCTACTAGCATAAATGCAGGAATATTCACTCCCTTTGAAAATCTCTCACGCATTTGGTAAATTCTTAGATAATCAGCCTTAACAACCTCATATCTTCTTTTTTGTTCTTTTTCCACTACTTTTTTAATTGTTTCTAAAATTCTCATCTTTACTTTTCCTTTCTATTCAACTATTGCGTTATATTCAAATAAATTTACTTGTTCTAGTTCAGTTAAATTGAAATTTTTTCTTAACTTAAACCAAATATTTGAAACTTTATATTCCATAAAATTAATTGTTTGTATTTTTTTATTGTCTTTTACAATGTTTACTTTAATCATTTTGTCTGTCTTTCTTTTTTTTAATAATTTATACTTTTTAATAAAAATGCCACTGCTTGCAATGTTTTTAATTTTTTTTCGCTTGGTGTTTCGTTTGCCAAAAGAGCTAATTGTCGCTCAATTTCTCTTTCGTTAATTTCAGTTTCAAGCTCAATTGCATGTTTTTCATATTCTGAAAGTTCTTTTGAAAGTATTGTTCTTATTGCAGATGCCTTTGTTGTGTTGTTCATTTTTGCCCTTTCGTTTTTTATTTAATTAACTTATCTGTTGTTATTATAAACTAATCAGTTTATAAAGTCAACTATTTTATTAATAAATTTATTTATTTTTTTAATTAATTTGTTGAAAAAATAAATTATTCCGTTTATAATGAATTAAAAAAGGGAGCAAATAATATGGATTTTGAACATTTTTTCAAGGGTAAATTAGCCGAAAATGGCTTAACAGTAGCAAAGTTTGCTGAAATGATAGATACTTCTTCGCAGAATTTATCTCAAAGATTAAAGCGAGGCTCAATAACCTATGATGAGGCTATTAAGTATGCAGAGAAATTAGGATACTGTGTTGAATGGAAAAAGATTTAACAATATATAAAACCATATAACAACTTTTAAAAACTTGCCTTTGAAAAAAGGCATTTTTTATTTTTAGTGGCACAAAATTGGCACAAATATATAAAATTGAATATTCTATTATTTTCTTAATTCCTTGAAAAGCCTATATTTTAAAGCAAAAAAAATGTTTATCTTGCGATAAACATTAAATAAACACGAGGATATTAAGTTATTATGAGTGCATTTTTCATTAAAAGTATATAAAATTTTGTAAAGCCTTTTAAAGCTATATAATTGACTTTTGGCTTTTTCTTGTTTTATATTCTTTTACATAGGTTTATGACTTTTTAATGTATGAGTGGCACAAAAGTGGCACAAAAAAGGTAACTAGAAAAATGGTCCGTTATTACAAAAGAAATAATAAGAATGGCACTTCTTATCAAGCTAGAATCAGAATAAAAGGTTATCATGAAATAACTCAAACTTTCAAGCTAAAATCAGAGGCTCAAGCATGGGCAGAGCCTATTGAACAGCAAATGAAAAATGGCACTTATAAAGAAACTCCAACAGAAATTTCTATTAATGACAACCAAATTAAATTAGTTTATGTTTCAGATTTAATTAATTATTTCAGAACAGAAATTGCTCCTAAAAGATATTCCTATTCTGAAAAATACAATGTTATGTATGAATGGTGGGAAGATAAAATCGGCAAAATTAAAGTTAGGGAGCTTTCAGCCTCAATTTTATCCTCATGTAAGCAAGCACTAATTACAGAAAAAATAACAGTTGGCACAAGAACAACAACCAGGAGCAATAACACAATTAATAAATATTTGATGTGTATGTCTGCCGTTCTGACTTATGCAGCAAATGAATTAGAACTTATTGATATGAATCCTATGTCTAAAATCAGAAGTATGTCAAAGCCAAGAAAAGACCCTAGATTTTTATCTGATGAGGAAATAAAAGCTTTTTCTTCAGGCTGTCAAAAACATTCTTTGATGATTTATATTTTCTTTTTAATCGCCTTAAAAACAGGTGGCAGATTCAATGAAGTTCGCCATTTGGAAGTTAAAGACTTAGATTTTCTGAATAATCGTGTTTACTTTTTGAACACAAAAAATAAAACCCATAGAGCAGTGCATTTAGATGCAACTACTCTAGGGCTCATAGAAAAATATATGGAGAGTAAAAAAATTAAATCAGGTTATATTTTTGCAAATGATAAAAAGGGAATACAACTCTATGAAATTAAAGGTGTCTTAAATCAAATAATAAAAGATGCAGGAATTAAAAATTTCAGAATCCACGATATAAGACATACTACGGCATCAATTATGGCACAAAATGGAGCTACTCTTTTGGAAATTGCAGAAGTTCTAGGTCAAAAGTCCTTAACAGTTACAAGGAATTATTCTCATTTAACAAGAAAACATACTGAAGAACTACTTGCCTCAATAATGGACAAATATTCTTAGCTTGCACACTTTTTATTTTTCTTTTGCCATTCAAAGAACTTTTGCTCATTAATTAAAATTCTATTTCCTTCTGCTCCGCCATATTCAAGGCATTCATGGAAATTTCTTGTGTTATAAAAATTATATTGTCGCAAAGTTCCAACTGTTGGATATACATGATAATCGTTCCATTCAGACAAAGGAATTAGTCTAGCTTGTTCTTGTGGCTTTTCAGGATTCATCATCTTTAGCAAGCTAATAATGTTTATTAGAGTAAATTTTATTTCCTTGCCATATTTCTTTTCTGCTGCTTTGATAGCCTCATCAATAGTAGCTTGAATTTCATCTTTATCTATTTGCATAATAAACCTCATTAATCGTAGTCATACATTGATTTTCTTTTTTCATATTGTTGAACATTAAAAAGTTGCTGTTGTATCTGTGGAGCATTGCCCTGAAAAATTTTATCAAAACACATTGCACAAAGTTTCATAAGTCTTATTTCTTCATCTGCTTTTTCTTTTGTCATTTTGCCTGTTGCAATAAGTTTTGGATAAACTGAAATTCTTAACTTATATTCTCTTTCGCAACATTCTTTCAGTTTTTTAATTGTATCTAGATTCATTTCCTGCCTCCGAACATTTATAATTTTCGTCATAATTTAAATTTTAAAGGTGGGTCGCCAAAATATTTGTATCTCTCTAGTATTCCATTAATAGCAAGTGCAGAACGATTTATATATTCAGCGATTACACAACTTTGATAGCCTTTAAGCCACAAGTCCTTAACTGTTGAGAGCTCTTCTTGGGTCCAGGAATTATGGTTATATGCCTTTGGTGGTCTTTTCTCTATTTTTAAATCTAACATTCTTCTTTTTAGTGCTCCCTCTGTTCTTTTGAGAATTATTGAAATTTCTCTGTAGCCATATTTTTGAGAATTAACTAATTCAATAAATTTCAAATCTTCTTCTTTAGTCCAAACTTTATTATGAGGACCATAAACAGAGGCTTTTTTATCAGCAATTCTTTTTTCTTTTAACCATTCAGGCTCTTCAATACCTAAAAAGCCTTCTTCAGTTCTTGATAGGTCAATAACTCTTTTGTTGTTTTCAAACCATTTCAAAAAGTCGTTTATAGGAATTGCTCTTTTTTCATGCTCTTGTCTAGTAATAGTTCTTCTATATGGTATTTTGTATCTTTCCCATATACCAAGAGTGTAGGAATGCAAATTTTTGCCACCATAAATAAGTCTATGTAATTCATTTAAAGTTATTTCTTCAAAATAAATAAAATAGTCTTTTAGACCTATTTTGAAAGCTTTAACATCAACAGCAGATAAAGACCTATCAAGCTTTTTGGCTATTTCTTCTTTTGATAATTTGCCCCAATTAGATTTTAAAAACTCATATTCTTCAAGGGTCCAAATGCGAGCTTTGTTGTCTCTTTTTTTCTTATTTATTTTTCTTGCAAGAACTGCTTTTGCAATTTTTAAATCTGTTAGAGTATCAAGAATTTCTCTGTCCTGCTTTTTATAAAAGCCTCTATTTATTTTCATTGCCTTTGTCCTTAGATGGCGCTAAAAGAAACTTCACTTGCTCTTGGTTAACTACTCCTAATTCAGCAGCCATTTTAACTGCTTTAAATTGCAATTCGCCATTTTTAATTATTGTGTCGGCAATTCTATTAATAGCCTCTGCTTTCTTTAGAGTTGCAGTTAATTGTTCTTCGCTTAAATCATCCTCATTTAATTTTTCAATTTGTTCAAATAAATAATTGTTCAAATCTGCAAGTTTGTTTTTCATATTAATTCCCTTTCAATTAAATCTTTTCCTCTTTCAAAATATAATCTTCAAAGCATATAACTTCGCCTTGTGGATTATAAACTCGGACACAAAAAAAGGACCTCTTTAGTCCCTGTAATTCTTTAGATTCACAAATGTGCTCCGATTCGTATGTTTTGACCTTATAGCCATAATCTAATTTTATAGTTTTTCTGTTTTTCTGCATCTTCTTATTCCTCAAATGTTGCTATTATGGTTTCGCAATAATCGCTTAACTCGGATAAAATTCTGACCTCATCAAGCATTTTTTCAAACTTTCTTTCATTCTGTTCGTAGCCTGCCTTTTCATGTAGCTTGTTGGCTTTGTTCTGAAAACTTTGTTGATATTTTTTCCATAACTTAAGAACGTTCAAATCTTGCATAACATTCTTCCTCCAAAATATCTGAATAGCAATTTTTCTTAAAATCTTCTATTGCTTTTAATTCTGCATCGTCTCTATCTTTTGCCTCAATTACATAGTCTTTGGCACAAAGGGCAAAGAGTGTTAATTTAAATTTTTTCATCTATAACCTCACATTCGTTTATTTTTTGAAGTATTTTATTCAGCCCATACTCCATACATCTTTTGCCTTTTTTAGTTATTTCATCATTGCATTTAGAGCAAACACGATTTATATTTCCACAAGGTAGCATATCGCTTTTCAATGCAATCTCTTTTATTTCTTTGAGGGTCTGCTTATATTTTTCATAAATTTCTTTTTGAGTTGCTGTGACACCCTCTTTACCTAACCATTCAATAATTTTAGCTTTTAATTTCTCATTCTCTGCTTTGAGTTGTTTTATTTCTTCCTGTAACTTTTCATAAGCCTCAACAGGGTTTTTAATAAATGCTTTATCCATTATTTACTCCTCAAATATTTTTAAAAGTTCTTCATAAATAGGGTCTAATATTCCCCATTCTGCGTTTTGAATATATGCTTTTATCTTTTCTAGCTTTTGCTCTTTGGCTTTGAGTTGTTTGTAGTAGCAAGTGAAACAATTACAAAAAGGCTCTTCATCTGTTCTAAAACCTGTTAAGCAATGTCCTGTTTTTTTATCAAAACTTGAACACTCACTTACATCGCAACCATCTATGATTATCTGTTTATCTGTCATTGTTTACTCCAATCATTTTTTGAAACCATATCCGGTATTTCATTGCTAATATACAAATCGCCTTTTTAAAAGGATTTTTGATTACTTTAAGCGTTTGTTTATCTGTCATTGTTCCTCGCTTTCAAATAACCAAATCAAAGTGTTCAATTTCTCGCCTAAACAACAAATTTCTATGTCAAAGTCTAAAAGCTCTTGTTCTCTTTCTTTAAGAGCTTTTTCTGTATCGGCTACGCAAGCCCTTTGCAATTCATCTTTTCTTATTTGTGTTCGTTCAAGTTTTCTTGCTATTTCAATAACTTCTTGAATTATCTTTTTATCGTCTTTCATTATTCCCCCTTAAATAATTTCTGAACTCTTGTATAAATATCCATGTCATTTGAATATTCAATAAAAGCCCTTAAAATAACATCTTTAAAAGATTTTTCGTAAAATATGCAGTTTTTATCTAGTCCAAAATATACAGCCCATTCTTTTGAGCCGTTTTTCATTCTCGTAAGACTAATAATATTTTCCTTGCAAGCGATTTTAACAAGGCTTAACAATATGCTGTCTGTGATTTCAGGATATACTTCTCTATCGTATTGTGCCCTTGTAAAAGTAGTGCCTACAAATTCTGATGGGATATTTACTTTTGGTCTTGTGATTATCATATCTATATCAAAAGTGTTAAAAAATTTCTTCTCTAAATCTGTTGTCATTTGTTCCTCATTTCATAACTGTTCTGTTATTATTTTTCTGCGATTTTATAACTTAAGAGTTATTCCTACCCTTCAAAACTATCCCAAAAGGCAATGCAAATTATAATTGCAATGCCTATTTCAACAATAAAAAAGAATATCTTATCCATTAGTTCCATCTTGACTTTCCTCATCTTCTTCAAGAAGTTCATTAATTACAACTGTTCTTACGGACCTTGCAACTGCCACCACTTTAAGAATTAGAAAGTTGCAATCTTCTTTTAGTGCTAATCTTTCAGCCTCTTGAAGTGCCTCTTCATAAGTTTTATGCAGATATGTTGGCTTTTCCTTCAAAGGGCTATATACAAAATATTTTCTGCTCATTTATCCTCACTTTTATTTAACACAGGACCCACTCAATGGGCTCTATATCTTCATTTTCTTGGACCACTTCTTCTTTAACTTCCTCTGTTTCTCTTTCTTTTTCTTTATTTTTGTAATACTGAAAAATTAACTCTGCTCTATTTTTGCAAAGAAATTTTTGGCGAATTACATTATAGTGAGTTTTTATTGTTGAAACTTCTATAAAGAATTTTTTAGCTAAATCCTCAAACTCAATTATCCCTTCTTCACAAATTGCTAAATAAATTTCTTTTTCTTTTTTAGTCAACTCTTCCATAACTGCTCCTCTTTTGGCTCGCCAAAGATATCTATTAAATCCTGAACAACAAGTTTCATTTTGCAAATTCGCCCTAAACCATAATTTGTTTCAATAGGGCATTGTTCGCAGTTGTGTTTAAGCCTGTAACATTCAATTGCCGTTTCAGACCATCGTTCATATTTCCTTAAACTAGGTAGCATATACCTTTTTAATTTAGTTGCTCTAAATAATCTGATTTCTTCTTCTCTGTTCATATTTAACCTTTAATTTTCATATTTTATTGGCTCAAAAGTAATTTCCTCAATTGCAGGTGGCTCTGAATTAGCTGCCTTTACAAAATCATCCCTGACAAGCCCTATAACACAAGAACTTAAAACCAAGTTCCAAATAATCAGAACTAAAACCCAACTTTCACAAAAGCGAGTTTTCCAAATTAATTTAGTCATATTAACCATTTTTACTTTTCCCATTTAACACCTCATAAGTTAATCTATCTATTTTCCCTAACTCAATTAAAAGGCTTAATTTAGCCATTCCATAGAGCCTTTCAGCCTCATTAAAGGTTTCTTTAAAATTGCAATTTTCAGGCTTTCCTAAAAGCAACATCATTTGATTCAAGGTTGCTCTATGTTCAAGCATTATTTCCCTTAATCGTAATTCCTTATTGAAATTCGCCCAAAGTTGAGAATCACAATTAAAACCATAATGTTCAACTTCAGGATGTCGCAGATTTTTTAAATAATTTTCTATTTTTCTGTCTTTGAACACTTTTACCTCTCATTCTTTTGTGCTCCATTGAGCATATTCTTCAAGTTTTGTAATTGTTATTTCAATTCGTGGATTTTCTTTGTCATAAAAAACTCTGCTACCATCATGACCTGCTATAATATCCCTGTTATCATCAGCAAGAAATTCAGCCTTAACCATTGCATCATCAATAGCATTTAAAAGGTTTGGAAGGTCCACCTTTCGCTTTGTAGGCATATAAAAAAGGCATTCGCAATTAATCGGATAATCAATTGTTCCAATTTCTACTTTTGCTCTTCTCAAATACGGCAAACATTCCTTTTCAAATTGCAGATATTGTTTTGAAGGTAATAAAAAAGCCCTGCCTGTTTTTGAATTGTTTATTATCTGTCCTGAATTTTTTTTAGTTCTTGGAATAACAGGAAGAATAAAATTAATCATTTTTTAACACTCCTTATAAAAAAAAGAGTGGATTTAAAAAAATCCACTCACTGCCATCATATTAGATTATTGGGTAATAAATTTTATTTGTTTTGTGCTTGTATCGCCGTTCACATAAGATTTTGCTAATCTAATGACTTCATTCAATAACCTTTGATGTTTTTCTTCTTTTTCATCCATTGATAAAAGAGGAGTTACAATATCAGCTTTATCATCCTCATCATTAATTGAGTATTTTGCTGCATATTTAACATTCTCAATATTTTTGTCCTCATTGAAAACAAATTTAATTATGTTCATCGTGAGGTTATATTTATCTTCGCCAAGAATGGGAATACTTGCGATAAGTCCTTCAATATTCTCTTGGAATTTGTTATAAAAAGCCTCTGTAACCTTATCTTTTCCCTTAAAGGTTATTTCTGCTGAAGTTAAATCAGCACTTTGCGAATACTTAATAACTGCCGTTCTGTCAGGATTAATTTTAATTTCATTAATCGCTGTAATTTTGATTTCTTCCATTTTTTAAAACCTCATACTCTAGTAACTAACCTTGTTTATTTTGACACTCCATGCAAAGAGGCTGTCCGTATTTACTTATTGAATAGTCATTTACTCTTTGATTTATGCCTGCCCCACAACTTGCACAAGTGTATTCCGTAGGTGCATTTTTAACATTTTCTTTTACTTTTTCAACTGTTGCAGATGTTGTTGGCAACTCTTCTTCAGGAATATCGTCAAAGTCTTGAGTAAATATTTCTGAAAGACTAGCAACAGATAAAACTGCATCTATTTGAGCTCTTTTTTTAGCCATTTTCAAAATTGTATTTGCCTTTGAATTTGCATCGGCATCAACTTCATACTTGTAGAAAGTTCCGCCACCTTTTGCATCAAATTTCTTCTTCTTAAGAGCCTCCTTAACTGCTCCTTCAGGTAAATCTTTTTCATAAACCCATTCAACAGCCCATTTCTTTTCTTTTGAATTTGCGTGTCCCAAGCCTTCAGTAATTTTAATTCCGTTTTTTTGTAATGTGCATTTTACTGTGTAAGCGAAAAAGCCCAAGCCGTCAAAGCTCTCTGTATGTTCAACCATTTCATAAGATGCCGTAATCCCCATTGCCATTAAGATTTTTTCAGCACCTGGTTTAAGTAATGTTGGCTTATCGCCGCAACCTTGGATTTTTCCATAATCGTGATTTTCTGTCAGAATGGTTTTTAAAGTGCTTTGAAGTGTCCTCACTTTCATAACTGTTTCTGCAACTGCCTTAACATTAATGTCCTCAATTAATGATAAAGGGCTGTGTCCTTGTGTAGATACAATTTCTTGCATTTTACTGCTCCTTTCGTTTTGCAATTCTCATAACTCTACTAACTGTTTCTTTCATGTATTTTTGGGCCAATTCAGGTTGCTCAACCTTTATTAGGTCCGTATCAATTCTTCTTGATGTTTGAGCTTTCCAAGTAACTTTGTATTTGTCAGTTAGAACTCCCATCTTGTCTTTAATAATTGTTTTTAACTCTGTTTCAATTTCTCTTTTTTCTTTTGTCATTTCCTCAATATGCATTTTAATTTCTTGAAGATATGCAACTCTCTCATCCATTTCTTGCATTTCAACAAAATCCTCTGTATGAGAAGGATATAATTCAGCAAGTGTTGTATCATCTTCAGGAAGTATCATCGGTGGCACTTTATTTTGCACCATATCCCAAAATTTAAGGGCTTTTTCAACCATTATTTCAAATAATTCAGGGTCAAAATCAATTGGCTTATAATCAAATTTTTGACCACCAATTAAGCAGGCTATCCAACCTCTTTTTCTTCCTGTAATACCTAAATACCAAATAACCTGAAGAACATACTCTTTAGGGATTTTATTTTCCCATTCTTCAAGTTTGTAGGCTGAACATGTCTTGCACTCTAAAAGCTCATCCCCACCAACAATTAATCTATCAACATTCGCAACTAAGAAGGGATATTGTGAATGTCTATACATTTTTGGAGCTCTTCTAACTTGCTTGCCTGTTTTGTCGCTAAAAATATCAGCTACAAATTGCTCCAATCTGTTGCCCATTTCAACTGCCTCGCAGTTTGATAAATCAGGCATTGTAATTTTTCCTGTTTTTTCTGCCCAAAGTCTGTATGGTGTTTTCCATCTACTTTGTCCTAAAATTGCAGCAATGTCAGAGCCACCAATGTAGCTCATTCTTTCTTCTTGCGTAAAACTCATATTAATTTCCTTTCAAAAAATAAAAATCAAAAAAATGAGGGCCAGGAGTATTTTGATAACTAGATGGAATAGTGATAGGCCTCAAATAGATAGGTTTTGACTTTGTAAAATCTATTTAATTTTTTGGCACTTGATAAATTTTCTAAGTGCCTCATCTTCTCTTGCGTATAAAATTCTTAATTTAGATTCATAATTGTCTAATAAATCATCATCATCGTTGTTCATTAAGTAAATAATTTCTTTCATGCTTATATCGTTTAAGTAGTGATATCTTAAAATATCTTGATATATTGCATTACTTGCACCTTTCGCCGATTCAGGAAGTTTTGATATTTGTTTAATGATATTTTCCAAGATTTTTGCCTCTTGAATTGCTGTTTTTGTCATTTCATTTAATTTTTTTTCTTTTTCAATTTTTCTTGCAATTAACATTCCCATTTTGTCAAAAGGATTTTGACTTCGTGGCATGTCAGAATATCGAACTCCACCAGGCGAGCCTAATTGTGCAGAAATAATGTTTATTTCTTTCTGAAGTCGGCGAATTTCACGAACTCTATATTTGTGTTCGTTTAGCCTATTTAGTCCGATTATTTCTTCCATAACAAACATTTAATCCTCTATCTTTTTCTGAAACTTTCGCCTCTTAAAGGCAAGTATTGGCACATTTCATAAAGCCTGTCTATAATTGCACTTGCTGTCGCATTGTCATTGCTTACTGTAAACCTTTTAATAAGGTCTGTTGCTGTGTAATTAGTGGTTACGATTATAGGCTTTAATTCGTTGTATCTATGGTCCACAATTGAATAAATCATTTGCAAAGCCCATTCTGTTGGCTTTTCTTTGCCCAAGTCGTCAATTATGAGCAATTCGCAATTAGTGTATTTAGCAAGAGTATCAACTTCAGTTACAGAGTTTTGAAAATTTCCTCTTAAATCTGCTAAAAGGTCTATCATTGAAGTGCAAATTACTCTTTTTTCGTTCTCAATTAGCTCATTTGCAGTTGCGAAAGCTATGTGAGATTTTCCAACCCCACATTCCCCTGCTATAAACAAGCCATTTTTAGCCTTGTTTTTTATTTTGTCAAAATTCTCTGCATATTCTCGGCAAATTTTATAGGCATCTGAATTATAAATGTTTAATTGATAATTTAAAAACTTACAATTTCTTGCCCTTTTGCTCATTGCTGATTTTTCGTAGAGATATTTTATTTTCTCTTCTTTTTGTTTTTGGGCCTTTAACCTTTCAACTTCAGCTCTTGCTTTTTTTGATTCTTCGCATTCGCAAGCTTTATAAGCTGAAATATAGAAATTATCGCCCCATTTTAACTGTTCTAATTCTTGCCCACAAAATTCACAATATTTTGTAAGTTTTTTTGAATTAGCACCATCCGTTTTTTGGGTCAAATTTATCGCCGTTGTTGGATTCATCATTGTTCCTGTCTCCTTCAAAATTGTTCCTTTCCCAAGTTCTAATCGCCGCCTGCCAATTTTTCATTGTATTTTTGCCGATTTTCCAACCTTTGCTTTCGTAATAATCAAAAAATCGCTCGGCATCGATATTGTTTTTTCGCTCCAAGCAATAATTTTTAATTTCCTCAACAGAAGGCTTAGTAAATTTTTTTTCTTTTAAAGTTGTTGTTGTTTCTTTTTCTTGTTCTTCAGAATTTTCGTGTCCTATAACAATATTATTATTTATACTATCCTTACCTATACTAACCTTACCTATACTGGGTATACCCATATTAGGGATACCAACAAAAGAATAAGCACCATTTTTTCCAATTTCTAATTGCTTTTTTTCGTCTGTATAATTGGTTTCTTTATATCTGTCATTCCTTAGATAATTGTTGATTTTCCAATGTTTTATAACTATGACACCTGATTCAAAAACTAATAAAAATTTCTTTGCCAAAAGAATTTTCATATCATCTTCAGTAGTGCCACATTGTCTCATAATTCCTTTTGGATTATTTACAAATCCATCATCATCTGCAAACATTCCTAAGGTAAAATAAAGACATCTTGCAGATAATGGCATATCCAAAAAGGCATCCGATAGCACAATTTGTTTTGCAAACATTCGTCTTTCTGCCATTTCCACCTCTCTTTCTTTGGTTTTTATAAATGCCCTGTTTTTTAGGCAGGGCAAATATAAAAATTCCAAAATTGAATTTCCATTTTGCTACGCCGTTTCTAGCTTTCGTTTCCCCATACTTCGTTGCTAGCTTTTCAGGTTTACTACTCTGCATCGGTCGTTTTCCGCTTTATTAAATTTTCAATGTGCTCCCTTTTTTTGTGTTTCAGCAGTTCAATACTTACTGATATTTAACAAAGTAGTTCAATACTTGCTTTGTTTTTGTTGACTTAATTAGCCTCTGAAATAATTAATGCTGATATTGTAGTGTTCGCAAAACTTAATTAATTCAGTTGCTTTTAATTTTCTCTTGCCTGCGAATGTAGCTTGCATATTAGCCGCTGAAATACCAAGTATTCCTGCAAGGTGTCTTTGCGTTATTCCATTCGCTACAAGATAGTTTTTAACTTTTTCTTCTAATGTTTCTTGTGTTTCCATAAGACCCCTTCTGTTTATTTTCTTGTTTATTTTAATTCAACATGTTTCATTTGATTTAACAATTATGTAAATACAATATTTTTTATTTTTTGTCAAGCATTTTTTTATAAAATTTAAAGAAATCCTTGTTTTTTGCCGAAATGATGGTATATTTAACAATAGGAGGTGTTAAGTAAAATGAAAAACATTAACCAAAGCGAAACAAAAACCATGTCTAAAACATTACCTTTGCAATTAAAAATTTGCAGAGAAAAGGCAGGTTTAAGTATGCGAGAAGTTGCAAAAAGAATAGATAAAACTGCTGCTACAATATGTAAATGGGAAAGTGGCGAAGTTACTCCATATGGCGATATGCTTTTAAAGTTATGCGAACTATACAATGTCGATATTACGGCATTTTTTGGATTGGAAACCGAAAATAAAATGAGATTAACTTCTCATGAAACAGAAATAATAAATTTATATCGCAATGCCACAAGACATGCACAAATTACAGTACATACAGTTTTAGAAAAGTGTCAAAAGATTAATAAGGAGGTTTAATGGCAGATATTTCGATAATTTTATCCCCTGAAGAAAAAAGAAGATTGTCAGAAATAATCGCAGAGGATATTGAAAATATTGATATTTATCATCAATTTGAATTTTTTGAGTTATTATGCAGGGCATATAATAGAAAAGATATCGGATTTAGATATTGTGAATATCCTCAAAATTTAGATGATTTCATAAAAAAAGGATATTTAGTAGAAACAGAAAAACCACCAAAGTTAAGCGATTTTTTAAAAATGGACCCTGGCAGAAATAGCATTTATTTTTATAAGTTATCGCCTGAAGTTACAGAATGCATAAGGGCATTGCATAAAGTATTGGCGGTAAAATTCCCAAAGGTTCAAGTATGGTCAGATGATGGAACTTATTTTTCAGAAAAAAGAATAATTGACCCAAAGTATTTATAAATTTTTCAAATAAAGAGGCAAGGCATAAAACCTGCCTCTTTTTGAATGCTTGCATATAAAATTGTCAATGTGCAAAAAAACGAAACAAATATTTTTTCGCATAAAAAGGTTAAAATATCATTGCCCAATTAGGCTGAAAAATGTATGATTCAGCATGGTCTTATGGGCTATTCTTAATGGGCAATATAAGCAATAAAAAAGAGGCCCATAATTAAATGGGCCTTTTCTTTTCTCTTACTTTATTTTCTTTTAAAACTCTTGATACATATTGCCTTGAACAGCCAAAATAATCAGCTATTTCAGTAATTGAATAATGAGGGTTGTCTAATGCGCAATTGCATATTGCTTGCTGCTTTCCTGTCTTTTTTCTTCCTGCGCCTCTTGCATTAGATTTTTTAGGAGTGTAAATCTGATATAGCTTGATATGTTCGTCATAACTTCCTTCTTTTACAACATGGTCTGCTACAATTTTGAAATTAAATTCCTGCTCTAAAATTTTAATTAATTTTTCATTCGCTTTTAATTCAGCCTTTGAAAGCTGCATTGACTTCAAAGATACAGTAAACATCCACCATTCCACCTTTTTATTTATTTTGGTTTAGTTTACACCTTCGGGCGCTGTTTGTAAACATATTTAATTAAGTTTCTTTTGATTTTTTTGCTCTTTTTTTTCTTTATATGTTTTTTTCATGCATAAATATATGTTATTTATATTATTTAATATATTTAAGGGCCCAAAAACCCTAGTATTTAAGCATCTTTCAGCTATGCTATTAGGAGTTTTAGTTCAGGTTAATGGGAGTTTTAGTTCAGTTCATTGGGAGTTTTAGTTCTGTGGATAAATTTTGGTAGCTGTAAAAGGGTTGCATTATTTGCCGCAACTAACGCCTCTGAAAAATATGATATCGCCAACTAAATCTAGCAATCCATTAATGCTGCCGTATTTATCAATGCATTTCATTTTTGGTTGATTTACTTCTTCGCCATTGATTTTTACAAGATTTCCGTTGCTGTCGTTTTCTTCTATGATAACATCTTGACCTATTGAGTTTGACATCCCTTGCTGATATGCCCAATCCCTATTGACTTTTTCTGTGGAAGTAATGCAAGTTCCATTTGATTTACAATAATAAGTTTCGCCTTTGAGTGTATATGTGTAGTCATATTGATGATGAGAATTTGCAGCTAAACTCACTTGAATACAACTAAAAACAACAATTAATGCAATCATAATATTCTTGTTCATACGTTCCTCACTTTCTTCGTGCATGTTAATGCAAAATATTCAAATAATCAATAATTAAATAATTTTATTAGGAGTTTCTATTGACAAACTCTTAATCAATCTATAAACTAGCCTAAACGGATTTTTTATTAAAATACCAAGGAGGAATAATGAAGGTTGAGAATATATGAAAATTTAGCCATTGAAGAAAGAAAAGGTTATTTAGTCGTGAAAGCAAATGAATTGGTCCAAAAAAGCAGATTTGAATTATCTTTACCTGAACAAAAAACAATCGCTTTTATCTGTTCCATGATAAAGCCATTAGATGCAAAAGAAAAATTAAAAGGCGCTGAATTTCAATTAGAATACGATTTTAGCATTCGTGAATATTGCAAGGTTTGCGGGATAGATTACAATAATGGCAAGAATTATTCTGATATTAAAAACATATTAAAAAAGCTAGCGGACCGCTCAATATGGTTGGATGATGGCGATGGCGAAGTTCTTGTTAGATGGCTTGCAAAAGTGCGGACCAATAAAAGAAGTGGACTAGCAAGAATTGAATTAGACAGAGATTTAATTCCGTATTTATTTGATTTAGGCAAGCGCTTTACTCAATATCAATTACATAACATCCTGGCCATGAAATCAGCTTTTTCTGTTCGCATCTATGAATTAATGAAGTCTTATTTATTTCAAAAAAGCAAAACCTTTGATATTGATGAGCTGAAATATTTACTCATGGTTGAAAATGTTAAATCGTATGTAAATTTTAAAGATTTTAGAATTTATGTTCTTGAAAAAGCGCAAGCTGAAATTAATGAGCTAACAGATATAAACATACATTTTGAGCCAATTTTTAAGGGAAGAAAAGTTGTAAAAGTTAAATTCAGAATTGAAGAGAAAAACACGATGCAGCGTGTTTTATCAATTGCAAAGACTAATGAAATTTTAGGCAATAAAAAAAAGGCGCTAAATTAATAGCGCCTTTGTAGTTAAATAGAGTATGATGAATTACAAAACTTGAAGATAATTCATGGACACCCAACCTGGCATATCGGATAATTTTCCCCAACCATTGTTGATGTCTGAAAGAGTTACAATATAATCTTTTTTAAGTTGATTAATAACTTTATATTTAGTTCCTGCGCCTTCTCTGACATTCAGAACAGATGCTGTAACTTTATATTTTTGAGCTTTTTCTTGTTTTAAAAATAAATTCTTTTCAGCACTTCTTCTCTTTACAAGACCTTCAAGACGGACTCCGCCTGCATGCACCCATCTATCAAATTGCTCCGCTGCTGAAATATAATTCCCATTGTTTAAATGTTTCAACATTGTTGAATTTTTAAAAGCTGAATAGCCAACATTGTATTCAAAAGAAACAAGAGCATCAAATTGGTTTTGAGTTAGATTTTTCTTAACAAGTTTAGAAACATTATTAGCATGAACTATTAAATCGTTTTGCAAGTATCTTTCAGCCGTTTCTTGCGTTATTTTGAGGCCTCTTTTTACCTCTTGCCCTGTATGACCATATCCAATAGTCCAAACTCCTGCAGGGCACTTATACGCTGTTAAACGGCAACCTTCAAATTTCTTTATTAAGCTGATTCCTGTATTTGATATGTTCATAGAATCACTCCCATCTTTTAATCTGTTGTTTTTTGAATCATCAATTCAATGATATGCTGCACATTTTCATTGACTTTCTCAACATTGGCATCTATTTTATCAAACCTCTTTTCAGTATTATTTAGCTTGTCGTCAATGCGCCTTTGAGCAATTTCAAAAACCGCTTTTTCTAAATAATCACTTGCAACAGCCTCTAATAATTTTTTTCTCTCAATCTGCATTTCTTCTTTTGTAGCAAACATTTTTTCGCATTCGCCTTCTATTAATACTCTTTTTTCTCTTAATCTTTTTTCAAGCATTTCAGGAGTTACAAAAAATCTGAAACTCAATAAAATGCCAACTATGACAAGAATTGTCGGCGCTATTGCTATTATGTAATTATCCATCTCTTCCCCACTTTCCAAATAGTTTTTGAAAGGTATCAACTGCTCCGAACATAATATTTGCTTTAATTTTTCCGCATTTACATGCAAGCAATAACTCTTTAAAAATTAAGCTAGATAAATATCTGTCGTAATGAATAAGCCAAGGACATTCACACATTTTGTCATGAACGCAACTTGCAACAAGAAAATCAGGGTTTCCTTTTCCGCCAAGCATCCATCTAAAACCAAATGGGATAGTTGCGCCATCCCAAGTATAACCTTTTGGAATAAATATTTGATATTGTTTGCCTTCATAATCAATAAAGAAATTGACATTGACTTTACACATATAAGGCTTTTTATGTATATCTTCTAGTTCCTTTTCGTCTATTAAAGGCAATGTCATTCTATTGCATGTATGAGGCTCTTTATCAGAAACTATTTTAATTCCCTCTTTATCACAAAAAATCATTTTTAAAATCTCCACTCAAAACCTATCCAATTGTGCTTAATTCTTAAACTTTGCAACAACTTTTTCCAAAAGTTCTTTGGCTTTTGTTTTTGCTCTTTCGTATAATTTTGCAAGTCCTCTTTTTGCTGTTTCTTCTGCTTTTTCAATGACTTCATCCTTATTTTCTTCTACAAATTCTTTTGCATCTTCTATTGCTGATTTAACAAAACTTTTAAAGATTTTCTTTTTTAGCCAATCAAATTTTAGCCAACCAAATAATTTTTCAAGCATTTTTAAGCCTCCCTTTTACTTCTTTATCAATTTCCCTTGTCATTCTTTGCAATTTTTTAATTTCTTCAACAAGGTAATATTTATAAATTCTTAATTCTTGAACAGATAAATCTTTCAATTCTTCAAATTCATTCATACAATTAAACCCTCGCTTTTTAGCTTTTCAATAACCTCTGCGCCTGTTTTCCCAAACTTCTTGCTTGCATTTTTAATATATTCAGGGCCATCTAAATGCGGCAATTTAACATCTACAAATTGTTTAAACCAATTGTAAACATTATCAATAGTTGTATGCTGCATAATATCGTCAGAGCCTCTTTTTTGGTTGGTCCAAGGATTAGCAAGAGCATAATTAAATAAATTTGATTTTCCACCCTTGGAGCGTGGCCTGATATGCTCAATAGTCGCATCAATTAAATCATCGCCGTAAATGTCTTTTACTACTGTTGGCAATTTTCCATCTCGCCAATAAGTTTTCATGACGGATTTATAACCAAAAGTAATTCCAAAGTTTTGTGCATTAATTTTCATCCAACCTCCTAAAAGTTCAAGAAAAAAGGGAAGATTAATTCTTTCCTTCAATACATTAGAGATATTTAAAATTTAAACAAGGGCGAGCCATTTTAGCATTGTTAAGAGGCTTGCTCGCCACTAATTTCATTTTCAACAGGTGGCTGAACTAACACAACTTCAATTTTGTTATTAATTTCTTCAAAATATAAATCAGTAGCTTTTTTGTATTCTTCAACCCAAACAACATCGTTTAAGTTTTCAACTGTTGCTGTTGTCAATTCATTGTTTCTAACGCCCTCAACCCCAAAAGACTTATTTATCATATCAAGAGCAAAAGCAAATAATTGAGCAAGTTGAATTTTAGTTAAAGGCACTACAATAGGCTGATTATTTGCATACATTTTCCAGTTCAAAGTAGTTTCATCAGGTGCATTTTGTAATCCAATTAAGCTAGCTGTAATCATTGATTGGCTTGTTTCGTTTGTTTCAAAAAGATAAGTTTCGTTAATTAAAATGCCACCATAAGCCTTTTGAGCCTTTTTTGCGTAGTTATATTCTACAAGTTTCTTTTGTGTTTTTTGTGCTTGTTCTGTAAGCCAAGCCTCGTCTTTTAAAACATATTCATCACCGTTCAAAACATATTCATCTTGTGTTTCTTCTGTCTTATCCAAGTTATAAAAATCTTTGTCTAGTGGTTTTTCTGTATAAAATTTAATTTTTCCGTTTTGATATCCTAAAAACATTATTGGTCTCCTTCTGCATAGTGAAATCTAAAGAAAGCAGTTGCTCCAGAAGCGGTATAGTCTACAATGAATGGTTTTCCTTTTGAGACTGGAAGATACGATTGAATATATCCGCTTCCAGCGCCCCAATTTTGAGTTGCTACCCCACTTCCATTAACCATAAAGATAAATTGCCCACTACTACAAGCTTTTGCTATTGCAACCCACCCATTAGCCGGAGCTGTATATGTTGAACCACTTGCACCCAAAGTTAAATCTATATATCTATTTGATGGCATAGCATAGCCTGCAATTACACTTGAATTGTCAGGAATTAAACTAGCAACTTTTTCCTCTACTCTACCAACATTTACGAGGTTAGCGTTTTGGACTGTTTCGCCAACATAGAAGTAGAGGTATAAATCGCTGTCGCTTGTTTCAATACCTGATTTTGTTGGGTCTGTTGAAATACCCATTGAATAATGAACACCTGATGTGTCAGAAGTTCCAGCTACAACAGTTCCAACATTATTTCCAATTCCTTGAAAGAAGTTCATATGAGATGTTGTTGAGTGGTCAGAGTTACCAATTACATATTCAGTTGTTCCATCAGTCCAACCTACTGCAACTCCATTACCAACAACAGCTTTACCACTAGCTTTGTTGATTTTTAGAGGACATCTGAAAGTTTGGCTTGTTGTATTTAGAACAAAGTCATAGTCTGTGTAATCTTCTGTATTTAACTTAACACTCAAACCTCTTTTTGTGTAATTATCAACAGTAGTTCCAACTTCTACGGCTGAATTATATTCAACCAATAATGCGTTATATGCTGTTGGATGAAGTGCCAAAGAGCCTGTAAAGCCTTCGTTTGATTGCAACCAAGATGAATTATAAACAGGTGCTGTAAAATATTCGCCCTCTAATAAAACAAATGGGTTATTGAGTTCAATTTCATTTGTAATATTTTCTTGATATTCACTACCTGTTGCAACTTGTATAAAGTAAGGATATTGAATTTGTTCTTGTTGAACTGTATCTGATTTACCATAAACGGCGCTTGAACGGCTTGCATTAAAATCTAAATTTTTAACAGGCGAAGCACCATTATAAGGGTCAGCATTTGTTGGCTGTGATAATATTGAAAAAGCGCCAGTCCCTGAAACAGAACCTTTAAACATAACTCCATTTAAAGCACCCACAATATTGGGTAATCCTGCACTAATAATTTCACCAAGTTTAGTTAAATCAGTTAAACCTTGAATTGGCATTATGATTTTTGGTAAACGAATTGTGCCAGCATCATCATCAATAACAAATTTACCGCATTGACCGCCTACGCTCATATTAGAAATGGTTTGCCATTCTTCTTCTGTGCAACCTAAACTAGCGTATGTTTGGATTGCTGTTTTAACTCTTTGCGTAAATACTTGATATTGGTCTTGAACAATAACAGAGCCGTTTAAATATCTTCTTTTGCCCAAACTTTCGTCAATTCCAAGAGGTGCAATTCCAATATCGCCTATATCCAAGCCGCCGCCCATATTATCTATAATTGCATTGATTTTTTTTAAAGTTTCTATTTTGCTATCTGCACAACATAATTTTTCTAATTCTGCCATTTTATGCTCCTGTAAAAATTAAATATCCATTAAATGTATCTAATGAATGAAGAGTTAATATATTTTGTGAATTAATAACGATATCAACAAAGCCAACAATAACATTGCCGATGTCTGTTTTTTTGAATACTTTAAGCCCTGTTCCTTTTTGGTTTGTATCAAGAACATAAAGCTCCAAAGCCTCGTTATAAACCCATTCATCAGAAGTAAAGTCGTATAAATTGAGAGCTCCTTCCTTGTTGTTTATGTAAATGCGAACATTCGCACTTTCGCCAACTGAAACTTTACACTCAATTTCTTTTAAAATCTGATGATTATCTACATGCGGAGTAATATATTCAGCTTTGTCGTTTCTATTTCCATAAGCAAATAAAATTTCTTTTGTATCATCATCAGGGTCTATTACATAAATCCCAATTTCACGATACCAAAAAGAATTTTCAAGCTCTGATGTTGAGAATTTGCCTACAAGGTTTACAATATCAGAATTTTCTATTGATATGGACTCAATACCAACCGATAAAATTTCATTCTCTAATGATGTTTTAGTGATGTAATTATCAATGTTGTATTCATGCCCATCGCCAATAGCAAATCGCTTGAATGTTACGATAGTTCCTGCAAGTATGCGGGACATAATTTCTCGCCCTGAATCTGTCAAGACATAGCCTACATAATTTTCAGCCATTTTTAGCCTCCTCTATAAATTAAACTTGCAAAGCCTCAATAGCTGTTTGCAAGGCCTGTATTTTTGTTTCTAATTCTGTGATTTTGGATTGATAGTCGTTATAATCAACTGCTCTGAAAGGTTTTTTAGGCATGAAAGAAACAACAGATGAAGTATCTGTATCAGCAATAATATCTATGCAGACAGCATAATTCCACTTCGCACCTAGAACACTTTCAGCTACTCTATACATTTGGTTTTCTTTGGTATTAAACCAAACACCATTAACAAAAGATGGTTTTTCCGCTTGCTCTGCATAATTAGCATAAAAAGCAGGCTCAATAGCATTACTGTTTAAAAAATATTTAGAAGAAAAAGCACCACCATTATTTACTAAAACTTTATCTAATGTAAACGCAATGTTTTTTAAACTTTCATCTTCATTTCTGCCATTAGGAATTAAACCTTTAACACCTGGCAAAGCAAAAACTGTTGAGCCGATATAGCCCATGCCGTTGAAAACTTGAGAAACAGCACTAAAAACATTAATTTTATCAGCTATAACTTTGCCGATAGGGAAAGAGCCTATATAGCCTCTTGGAACTCCTGTATCATAATAATCTATAAAATTTGTTTCTGTGTTATAGATGTAACCATCTTCTGTAGTTACTGCTGAAATACTATAAGAACGCAAAGCCGCCTCATGATGATTTCTTCCTTCAAAATCATTTATAATCACATACCACAAGCGTTCTGCATTATCATTTGTTGTGCGAGAATATTCACAATCATTTGTAAATTCAGCCCAAACAAAGAATTTGCCATTTGTATATTGAGTATTAACAACTTTAAATGTGTCATTTAAAAATGTTGAGCCAACAGGAAATTGAGCTGTCTTATCTTCTGTCCCGTATGGAACATATACAATAGAACCTGATTTAATAGTCAAATTTCCATTTTCCAAAGTGTATTTTATATCCTGTGGCACTTCTAAAAGACAATTTGTAATATTTCTATGACTTAATGTCATTGCATCAATTGCATTGAAATTATCGCCTAAATCTACTGCAAAACTAAATGCTGCATTTGTATCTTGCGGCATTTCTGTAATATTCAACCCCAAATTTTTAGTTTTATACATTTTTACCTCACTAAATCGCCCTTCAACATACTTTCTAATTCGCCTTTTGTCATACCTTCAATTTGGCCCTTGCGTAAATAAGCTGTAAACAAGAAAGTATCTCTTGATTTTTCAACTATGCCCCATCCTGGATAAAAGAATAGTTTTTGTTCAAGCCTTAACATAATATTTTCAAGCCATACAGAACGGCGCTTGATATGTTTTAAAATATTCAAAAAGGCCTGAATATCAGTTTTTAAAATAGCTGTGTTATTGGTTACAATTCTGAAATAACCAGGCTCGCCGTCATAATCAAACCATTCTTGAAGTTCTGTTTTAGGCAAATAATCATTCATAACTGATTCTACGGCCCAAACTGTGCCTAATCTATTGAAAACAATTTTCGCATTTTTGATTAAGGCCCTTTTAACAGAAATATCTGCTGAATAGTCATACCAAAAGATGTTTCTATCTCTTGCCAATTGGTCCAATTCGCTTGCGTTTAACTTATCAATTTGGTTTACAACAGTTAGCCTGTCTAAATTATCTGCCCATTCTTGAAAAATATTGCTAACACCGCTTGCAAGAATTTGGTTTGCCTTGTCCTCTCGCATGAATGCAGGGCATAACTTTATTAAATCAACATCTTTTAGTTGCATTATAAAATCCTCTTCTATTCTTCGGTTTCAACTATAATTTCATGACGAACTGTCGCTTTTCCGCTCCATTGAGCAATTTGAGTTGAAGATAAAGTCGCATATAAAGGAGCAACAATTTCAACTCTTTCAGCGCCTGTTGGCTGCGATTCTGATTTTAAGATATCTGCTCTTAATCTATCAGGATTTATAGCCCTGCCAATTCTTTCAGATTGCCATGAAACATATTTTTGAATTGCGCCATTTTCGCCTTCAATAGCCTCTACAACTGCGCTTTCTTCTTCAACTGTCGTATAATAAACAAATTCAATATCATAAGAAACAGGCTCAACTCCTGTAACAGTTACCCTATCGCCCAATGGTCTAACTTCTTTGGCTGTAACTGCTTTTTCAACTTTCGCCAAAATTTCATCATCAGGAAGTTTGCCATCTTTGCATAAAACTAAAATACTGATATTACAAGGACTTGGGCTTGTTATTTTGACATCTGCGATGCTCGCATCTGCTGATTTTGCATAAAATTCATAAGTTGATTCAGCGCCTGCTGTTGTTTTAGAGCTTTGAACAAGTCTTATTCTGTCTCTATAACTTTCATCGCCTGCGCCGCCATCTTCATCAGGATATGGCTCCCCATTATCGCCGCCTGCTGTAACTTCTAAATTACCAACAGCCGCAACATAAGGAATTTGGTCCACTAAAAGATTAATTAAACCTACTGCATAGCCATTATAATCAGAGCCACCTTCTAGGGCCTCAACTACTGTATCAACATACATTTTTCCTGCCTCAATAACAGCAACTTCAATAGTTTCAAAATATTTATTACTATCGGCTGTAACTTTTGTTCCAACAGGAATTACAACATTCATGTTTTGAGGCGCAAAAAGACTAAATCTTTGAATAGTTTTAGCTTTTTGTTTAATTAATCTTGCGCATCCTTCACTTTCACCATGAGCATCTAAAACTTCGCCTTCTGCATACTGCATAAATCTTTGTTTAAATTGTGCATTAGCTGTGTTTTGATATGATGTCATAAAAGCGCTTTGTGCCTCTGCAAATAACCTTCTTTCATCGCCAGGATAAAGAGGCTCATTCAATTCTATTTCTAAATTGCCAACAGTATTTTCATAAATTACTTGCGAATTTGTTGTTATAATATTCAATTCATCTGCCATTGTTTTACCTCTTAAAATGAAATATCAGGCAAAATTTGAATTATGCCGTTTTCATCTTTAATTACATTTATATCGTTCACTTCTGCTCTTTCTTCGTAATTGTTAATGAGCCAAGTTGCATGATTTTTTATTTTTGGCTCGGATGTCAAAATATTTTCATCAATTAAGCGGGCATCCATACCTTTTAATCTTTGATATGGCACTTCGCCTTGAAAAGTTGCAACTAAATTAGCAACACATTGAGCTACATTTCCATTTCCTGATGATTTCAATTTATTATCCTCCTAACTTTGCACTAATTTACGAGCATTTTCATAATCTTGCGGAGTTAATTTCATGCCTCCACTATTGGAAGAAGATGAGGAAGATTTGTTCTTGCTAGAACTTGCGCCTTTATTGACACTAAAATTTAAAGAAATTTTGCCTGAAAAAAATCGGCCATTATTGCCATGAACCACATCAGCCAAATCAACTGAATCAAGCATGAATTTATCTATGCCAACCTTTGAAGTGCCTAAATAAAAGTCCGCCGATTTCCCTTTATCAGCAATTTTCTTAAAATCATCAAATTCTTGTCGTGGGTCCGTTCCAACTGCAAAGCCTGCGTTATATGAGATTTTTAACTCTTCCGCATTTAAGCCTTTTACAACTGTTTTTTTAACTCCATTTGAGCTTTCTTTTTCTTCTGTTTTTATGCTGCAAGATATTTCAAAACTCTCTAAATTTCTCAAAGAATTCGCTGTTCTTCCAAATACTTCATCATTCCATTGAGCTTGAATATTCATCGTTCCTCCTAGCCTTTTGGAGCTGTTGTGTCTGCGCCATTATTTCCGTTTCCATGAATATGAGAATTTTGACTTGCAACCGCTGATGTCGCTAAATCTGCGCAAGTTACATTATTTGCAACTGTGAGGCCCTTTTCTGTCGTTAATTCATAAGGAATAACTCCATTCCATTCGCCGTCAAATCTGCCTATTATATAACCTGTCATATCAGCAAAGGTTACAAAAACAACCTCTGTATTAATGTCTAAATTGCCCATAGGGCCTCTTAAATACCAAGGTATAGTTAGATACCTAGTTGGCATTTTTGACTCCGTATTGGGCAATACTTTGGCCTCTCTGTAAAGGCCATTGGCATCTACTGCACCAAAAGATGAAATTTTACCTTTTTGCATTATGCAACCGCCTTTCTAAAGAATACTTTTGAAGTTGATTTAATATAATCTTGTCTTATATGAGAAACAAAGCCGTTTCCATCCCAAGTATTTGCTCCCGCTGTCTTTATTTTCATGACAGAGCCCGCAGAAAATTCTCTCATCAGAGGCAATTTGAAAATGCCTTGCGTGAGGTTTTTATTTGCTTGCCTTAATAAGCCTTTCGCAAACCTGTTGGCCTCTGCCTGGCCGCCAATACTTGTTGAAATTGTTTGAGTTAATGCGTTTTCCAGGCCGTTAGAACTAATAAATTCGCCTGTTAAATCGCCATTCGTAACAATAGCCTTGCCGTAACCCTTTTGAGAGCTGTCTGTATATGTGAAGTCGTTTTCTGTTGTTAAATTGACTTCTTTTACAGGAGTAGCTGTTTCAAGTTTTTCTTCATCATATAAAACTAATTTTTTGTCATATACAACAAAAGCCAGGCCTTCAAGATTACATCTTTGCTGCAAGAATTCAAAATCAGGAATATTAGGCTGTCTTACATAAGAATAAATCTTGTCCGCTACATCATAGCTTTCAAAACCTAAACCATGTCTTTTAGCAATTTCCTGCGCAAGCTGCATCAGATGCACATTTTCCCATGACTTGTCTGTTTTATTCATTGCTGTTGGCGGGATTGATGATGCTCTTAATGTATATACGCCGTTTTCAGGAATTACTGAATCAATAAACATTGTCCCTGTTTTGGCAATACCATAAGAAATAGAAATTGTATCTTTTTTAGTTGGCTGCCATTTATCCCATAAGCGCTTTGAATCATTGAATTTCATGCATAAAGTATCTGCTTGCGAAGATGCAAACATGTCATGAATGCAGCTAGAAACTGAAATATCATCTGTGATATCTTTGTCGTTATACAAAATTTTTAAACCAATGTCGGCTAGTCCGCTTTTTTCCTCTGATTTTTTAGCTTTTTTTATAGGACTTGAATATTTAGTTCCCTTTGCCGCTGTCTGCTTGCCTTCTGTTTGATATTCTTTTAATTCAAGCGTTATAGTTCCTGAAAGTATAATTCCTGATGGCGATATACTATCAGCATTTAAAGATACTTTTTCAAGCATCAAATAATTAGGGCCAAATAATGCATTTTCCACTAATAAAGGCGCTGTTTTACCTAAATAAGAACGCATTGTTTGATATTCTTTTAAAGCATCAATCCCAACAATAGGACTTACTGTATATGAAAGACTAAAACTTTGGAGCTCATGCCCGTCAAGTTTATATTTGTCGCTTGTGCCATCCTGCTTTTTTTTGATTTTGTAGCTTGCACTAAAACTTTCAAGCATTTTTAATTGTTTAGAGGTTATTTCAAATTTTCTATCACTCCATTGTGCTTGAATTGTCATTGTTTTTACCTCCTCCAAGGCGCTAGTGTTTCTGTGCTTTCTATATCGTCATAAACAGGAATTAAGAGCTTTTCGCCACCTTCAAAAACAATCAGATGATTATATTTTGAATTCTTTTTAACTTTCATCAGCTTATCTGCCATGAATTCATTTCCATAATAAACAAAGGCAACAGAGTCAAAACTTTCCCCTGCTGCCGCTATATGAGTTTTGTATCCTATTATTTCCATTAATTCCTCCGATTAGCCTGTATAAACATTGACATTGTAACTTCCAAAAGTCCTTCTTTGCATTTCATCCACAAGCTCATCAACAACATCATGGATATTGTCTTTAATTGCAGATACAATTTCATTAGGATTTTGGCCGCCATGAACATCAAAGTTTATAGTTAAACCGCCAATTTCAATGCCTGAACTACTTGAAGAAACTCCTAACATTTGGCCTGCTTTTTCCCAAATACCAATGTTTTTGTTTCTATAAGCTCTGTCAAAAGAAATTACTGCCTCTGTGCCTGCCTCGCCTGCAATAGAAAGCCCATCAGTAAAGCCTCCTGTTGCAAATTTCGGCAATGTAATCATAGGAATTAAAGGAATGTTTATCCCTTTTCCACCGATACCAGGCACCCAATCAGGAAGAGTTAGCATATTTAGTCCTGATATAACAGTATTTATTAATCCAATAAGAATATTTAAGGGATAAAAGGCATAGTTCACTATTCCGCCAAAAAGATTTTTGAACATTCCAACTACATTGCCCCAGGCCTTGCCCCATTGAAGGGAAAATACATTTGTAATAAATTCTACAAGGTTTGTAAATATCCCAACCAAAGAATTAATAATTGGCATTATGATATTTATTGCTTGTCCCAAAACAACAGATATCATTTGAGCTAAAAATCCTATTACAGGAGCAAGAGCCTTTATTATATCCAATAAAGGAGGCAAAATGGTTTGCACTAATTGGAAAAATATCGGCATAATTGCCATTAAAACATCCAATAATATAGGGAATACCTCATTAATAATAGGCTGTAATTGTTCTGCAAATTGCGTAATAAATGGTATTAGCTGCTGAACAAAACTTATGAACACAGGTAATACGGAAACAAAGCCTTCGCCAAGTGCAATTATAACAGGAGTTAGCTGTTCAAAGCCTGCCTTTATATCAGGCATGACATCAAATAATGCTTGTCCGAATTTTTCTGATGCGGGAATTAGTGCGTCTGTAAATGACCGCCCAATTTGCGATAAAGCATAGCCTGCATCATTATATTTAATTCTCTCAATTTGCTCTAAAGTGCCAATTGCATCAACACTTGCGCCGTTCATACTGCCCAAAGTTTTTAGAACACCTGATTCTAAATCTTCAAACATGGTTCCAAAGAGCGCAACCCCTGCCGCATTTTTAGCCATAGGGTCCTCCATGGCATCTAATGCTTGAACAGTTTTGAAAAATGCCGCCTCGGCCTCTGCGCCACCCATTGAAAAAGCCGCTGTCATTGTTTTGGCATTCAAGCCTAATGCCTCAAATGCCTCAACACTTTTCTTTGAGCCGTCTTTACTTCTGATAGTGAATTCTTTGACAGCATCACCGACTTTATCAATAGAGAAACTTCCTGCCTCTGCGCCTGCAATTAAACTTGTAACAAATTGGTCCGCATCCAAGCCTAGCGCTTTATAGTGAACACTATATTCATTCAAGGTATCTAGCAAATCACCATTTTTATTGGCGCCGTTTTGAGCACCTGTTGCAATAATTCCATAAGCCTCTTCTGCTGAAATACTAAAATTTTTCATTAAGGCAGATGCTGCCCTTGTGCTTTCATTAATTTCAAAATCAAAAGTGTCTTTGAGCATCAAGCCACTACTTGCAGCTTTTTCTAGCTCTTCGCCTGCCAATCCACTAGCTTGCTTAACATTGATTAGCGCATCTGCAACTTCTTGAAAATTCTCGCCCATCCCGCTTTTATAAACTTCTCGGGCTGTATTTTCTAATTCTTCAAGCTCCGCACCTGCTAATCCTGTTTGAGCAGATATATCATTCATGGTTCTGATATAATCATTACCACTTTTAACTAAATAACCAACCGCCGTCGCAGATGCAGCACTCAATGCTAAAAGACTTTTATTTACGATTTTAATGGATGCATCAAGATGTTTGAAGTTTTTTGATGATTCATTAATACTTTTAGCCAAGCTAGGGTCTATCGCACCCGCTAATTTAACGACCGTCTTTAAAACTTTACCTTCTGCCATATCTTTTCTTCATCCTTAATTGATTCATTTGCTGTTCTTGAATGTTTTTTTGCTCTTCAATTTGATTTAGTGCCTCTTTGCACTCTTCTAAAAATTCGCCAACTTTATAGTTGTAAACTTCATTTATTGAGCAATTGTAATATTTTGCGTATCCTCTTGCGGCTTTTCGGAGTTGCTTTCCTGTGATAAAGCCGTAGGTAGAAAAAAACTTTGCCCTGCCATTGCTAATTGGGCCACATCATAACCTTTTAGTCGTAATAAATCAGATTCCGATATATCAGGATTAAGAGCAATAACTGCCTGCATCCCTATGCAAATATGCAATAAATAATCTGCTTGTGCCAAACTAACAGATGCGGAACCGCTTAATCTAGTTTTACAAGCCTCTGCCTGCGCAATTTGTTTAATACCTACTTCCCTTGTGTCATAAGTTAAAACTTTTCTTTCTACACCATTAACTAATAATGGATTGATTAATTTAATTTCTTTCATGTTTTGCTCCTTATTTAAAAAATAAGGCGGGAATAACCCGCCCTATTTGTATTACAATAAATTGTTTATGCTTTTTGCATAATCTTCGCCGTCAATTTTAATTTGACCTTTTAATTTGTCAATTAAAGTTGTTTCTTCGCCATCTACATATAGTTGGAAACGAGTTACGGCAATAGGAATAGCTCCTTCATAATTTTCGCCAGGAGCAATATCGCCACCAGGGAAAAATGTTTTAGGAATTCCCGTTATAAATGCTTTGCAGCCTTCAACTTCTTGTGAGCCGTCATTTTTAACAACTGTTTGCACCCATCTGAATTCAAATTTGCGCTTTTTAGGAGTTAAAAGTCTGATAAAGCCTTTATCAATGCCAACTTTGTTTACAGTTGCCTCCATTGCCTCAATTAGAGGAAGAGGGAATTCAACTTCGCCCATAGCATTGAATGTTTGTGTTTTTGGAGTTATTTCAGGTAATGAAATTGTTACATCTTCGGCAACAAGAACATCATCCACATAAGCTGTAACTCCAACTACTGTGCCTTTTTTATCTAAATTAGCCATGTTCTTACTCCTCCTCTATCAAACTTGCTAAACCTGCATCAGTATAATAAACTGTGCCTGTTAAAGATTTAGCTCTTGGTGTAACTGTAACAGGTAAATCAAAAGTGAAATCGCCATTAATCATGTCTGCTGTGCTGTTTTCGCTTGCCAAGAATAAGATTTTTGAGCCTGCTAATAAAGCACCGATAGCCATGAAACCATCAAGAATTTCTTGCTCTTCGTTCAAGATGCTATCTTTAAGTTGGATATTGAAAGGCTTATCAATTTTGCTTGATTGTCTGCGTTGAAAACCATTCATGCAATGGAATAACATTCTAACATAATGAGCATCAATAGCTCTTACATCAATGTCTTTTCCAAATTTGTATTTTGCGGTATGTCCGCCCCATAATACCCATGAGCCGCCCCAAAATACAAGAGTTGAGATACCATAAGCATTAAGCTCTGCTGATGCTGTTGCTTGGTCAAAGCCTTGATTTTTAGAATCAGCACCAAAATATTGTTTTGTTACAGGAATTTCTTTATTTGAGCAAGACTCCATAGGAATTGAGTCGTGTTCTTGGTCTATTCTCATGTATTCAACAACTGCAAGGGTTGATGCATGGTAAACTCTTTCAGTAGCATTGTCGTATGCCATAGGCCAAAAGATTTCAGAACGTTCTGAATCATAGCCATTTGTATCACGCCAATTTCTTGCTTTAACAAAAGTATCAACTACTGTTGCGCCATCTTTAACAGGGATATCAGCAACAAAGAATGCTTGCCAATGTCCGTTGATGCCGTTGCAGAAAGTAGCCATTGCGTTGTAAACCTTTTTATTTGTGTTGAATTTCAAGCAAGATAAAAGATTTGCAACTTGATTTTCTCTTGTGTAAAGAAGAGAAACGGCTTTCATACCTGAATATACGCCATCAACTTCGGCGCCGATGATATCATCTTCTGTAATTTTAGTTGTATCAACTTCAAAATAAGAGCCTGAAACTTGGCCATCAATAGGAGTTTCAGAAATTGAAGTTAAAATAACTTTTCCGCTTGTGAAATTATAAGAAACTGTGAAGTCTGTATCTTGCACTTTTTCTTCAAGAGCAATTGTATCAAGAATTACAGTATCACTTGCAAATTCTGCAACTCCGTTTGAAAAAGAAACTGTGAATTGAGTTGCTGATGCTTTTCTATGCTTATCAGGGTCCAATACATTGACAACATAAATTGGGCCGATATTGCCTAATTTATTGTCAAAGTGAGCACCGATAGCCTCGCATAAAGTGAATTTATCCCAATCTGTTGAATATCCAACTGTTTTTTGAGAATTCAAAAAGTTAGAAAGTTTAACAGGAAGGTTGATAATTTCATTTTCTGCATAGTTTTTAATTAAGTTTACAGGCGCCAAGCCGATATATACGGGAACTGTTCCTGCTTGAATAGCACTTTGTGCAACAGAATCCCCTAATAGGGCAAAAGAGCCATGTTGGTAACTATTAGCCATTTTGTATTCCTCCGTTATAATAATGATTTAATTTGAGCTTTTGACGATGGGATTCCGTATTCAACAGAAAAAGCCATCCAAGCGAAATAATATGGATAAAAATTTGGAATTTGTCCTTGGTCTGAAATTGGGCCGTATTTAATGCCGTTTTCTTTTAAAATTCTTATTCCGTCAATAAGTTCAACACTTCGTATTCGCTCCATGATGTAGTCCACTAAATTCCATACATCCCGCCAACCTTCTGTGTTTCTTTTAAAACTGTCCTCTGTATGTTCGCCTGGATTGAAAGTTGCAAATTGCAAGCGGATATTTAATGTCCCATTTGCACCCGCTAAACTCTCATTCCCATCATCAAATTGAATACAAATTGATGGGACTCTGTTTGCCTCGCCGATTAATTCTTTTGGCGGCACATACAAAATAAATACATTTGGATTTACGAGTTTATAGGGATATGTAGCATCTACATTTTCATCATAAGCCTGTTTAAACTTAAATTGCGGGCATATTTCAGTTTCTAGCCAATTCTTAATTATGTTTAGCTGTTTAATTACTGCCATAAACCCTCCTAATAAGTTGTAACATTCCTATGTAGCACTATTTCAGCCATTCCGAAATTGACCTTCCAATCGTCAATAATGTATTCTTTATGGTCTATGTTCAGCAAACCGCCTTTTTGCTTTTTAGGTAAATCTTCAATATTGGCAAAAAGCAAGAGAGTGCTCTCGTCAATGCCGATTTCTGCACTCCCTTGTCTTGCTTTAAGAGAATCATTATCTAAAACGCATAAGATTTCATTGCCTTCCACTAAATGAGTTTCTGTAAAATCATTTAAGTTTAAAAACACATTATCTATATCGTTAGCAATTTCATCTTTAAAGGCCATTATACCACCCCATCAACTTCATCAAATTTTGGAGCATCTTCTTCAACTTCTTCTGTTTCAGTTTGCTCTGCACCTGCTGCAAGTTTATCTATCAATTCTTTTGCCGCTGCTTTTGATTTGATAGGTTTTAACTCTTCATCAGTTGCACCTAATGATTTTGCGATTTCCTTTAATTCAGCAAGTCCTGTCGCATCTGTGTATAGCGGAGCATCTTCTTCGGTTTTAGTTTCGCCTACATATTCTGCTACGCCAAGTTTAACAAGTCTTGCCTCTTCTGCTTTATCACATTCAAAAGGCTCATCTTTTTTAGTTTTTGGAATAATAGAATTTCCTTGTTTGTATCCATAAATGCCGTTGATTATTTTAATCATCTTTCCTCCTTTTTATTTTTCGCTATTAAGAAATAACTGTTGCTTTGATAGCAGAGTTTTTGTGTCTTGGTTGAGTGATTGGCGCACTTCTTAAAGCAACTTCTCTAACTTGGCCGTTTACTTCGTATAATGGAACACGCTTTTCAGCATGAGTTGTGAAGTCTGCCTCGCCATGATTGATTTGAGTGATAGCGCCGTAGTTTGTAACACCGCATGCAGGAGCTGTTACAACAATATCGTTAGCGTTGATATATGCTGTGTTCACGCCTTCTTCATTTTCATAAGTTGCAGCGTATTGGATGAAGTTTAATTTATAACCTTTGCAATTGATTTGGCCCAAGAATACTGCCTCTGGGAAGTTTTCTGTTGGGTCCACAATTCCGATGTTATAATTTCTGTTATCTAATTTTTTCAAGATTTTTTCATTGTTTAAGAAAGCATCTGCTGCTGCTGTTCCAAGAATAACATCAACCGCAGGAAGTCCTCTTTTTGCAAGTTCAAGACAAATAGCTGAAATATCGCCTTCAAT